AGGAGCTGCAGGTACAAACAATCAAGGTACACAGTGGTACTCAAAAGGAGCAGGTCTTCAGTTTGATGGTATTCCAGTTGTATTAGCACAAGGTTTATCTAGCAATGACGCAGTAGCAGCTGAACGTTCAAATCTTTTCTTCGGTACAGGTCTATTACAAGATCACAACGAGGTAAAAGTATTAGACATGGCTGATCTAGATGGTTCTCAAAATGTAAGAATCGTAATGAGGTTTACTGCTGGAATTCAGCACGCGATCGGATCTGACATAGTATTATACGCAACAGCGTAATTAAAGATTGTATAACAATAAGAAAGGGTAGGTAGCTAAACTGCCTGCCTTTTTTTTTAAAATAAAAATAATATGGCTTGTGATTTAACTCAAGGAAGAAAAGAACCTTGTAAAGACGTAGTTGGAGGTATAAGAAAAGTATATTTTACTGATTTTGGTGATTTTGGAACTGTAACAAGTGCAAACGAAGAAATTACTGATATGAGTGGAACTTTTACTGCCTTTGAATATGATTTAAAAGGAAATTCATCTTTTGAAACAACAGTAAACAGCTCAAGAGAAAACGGAACAACGTTTTTTGAGCAAACATTAAACATAACATTAAAAAAATTATCTAAAGAGGATAATAAAGAATTAAAACTGTTAGCATATGGGAGACCACATATAGCAGTAGAAGATTATAATGGTAATGTTATGGTAATGGGATTAGAAAATGGAGCGGATGTAAGTGGCGGAACAATTGTAACAGGAGCAGGAATGGCTGACCTTTCAGGTTATACATTAGCGTTCACTGCACAAGAAACTTCACCAGCAAAATTTGTAGCTAGTCCTACAGCAGCAGATCCATACGCAGGTATGTCATCAGCTACAGTTACAGTAACTGAAGGAACTAACTCTTAATAATCCTTTGAATTAGATAAAGAAGGCACTAATTGGTGCCTTTTTTTATGCTTAATAATTAACAAAATAACATTTATTTTATTGTTATAATATGATAATATTACAGAACAGTTCTAGTTCTCAAACGATAAACTTTATTCCAAGAGAATACGTAGCATCTGATAGCAACATTTATAACATATCAATTATAAATGAAACAACAAATAAGTCAGTATATGATGAAGACACAAATGTATTTACATTAAATGATTACTATTATCAATATTCAGATGTGTTTACATTAGTGGAAGATACGTTTTACACGTTGACAATTAAAAAAAGTGGAAATGTTATTTATAAAGATAAAATATTTTGTACTAATCAAACTGTAACAAATTATTCAGTAAATAATAACGAGTATGAACCACAAGAAACAACAAACGATTTTATAGTACTATAATATGGAGAATCTACACATAGTAAATTTATCAGAATATAATAAACCTAAAATATCAGAAGATAAACATAGGGATTGGGTTAATTACGGAGAAAACAATGATTACTATTCTTACTTAATTAATTTATTTATTAATTCTGCAACAAACAATGCAATTATTCAAGGAATATCGCAATTAGTATATGGTAAGGGATTAGATGCAACAGACAGCTCACAAAAGCCAGATGAGTATGCTGCAATGAGATCTATTTTTAAAAATGAAGATTTAAGAAATGTAATTCTAGATTTAAAACTATTAGGAGAAGGAAGTTTTCAGGTTTTATATCAAGATGGTAGAGTAGTAAAGTCAGAGCATTTTCCAAGACAAACATTAAGAGCTGAAAAATGTAATGATGATGGAGAAGTTGAAGCATACTATTATTTCCATGATTGGAGCAAGATAAAAGCAAATAGTAAACCTAAAAGAATAGCTGCTTTTGGATTTGGTAACGGTAAAGAACCAGAGATTAAAATTGTAAAAAGATATGTAAGTGGATATGACTATTATTGTCCAGTAGATTATCAAGGAGCATTAGCTTATGCTGAATTAGAGTCAGAAATATCAGACTATTTAATCAATGATGTGCAAAACAATTTTTCAGGAACTAAAGTTGTTAATTTTAATAATGGCGTTCCAGATAGAGAAAAGCAAATGCAGGTTAAGTCAGATGTAATGAATAAGCTTACAGGAGCAAGAGGAGAAAAAGTAATTATAGCATTTAACAACAACGCAGAAAGCAAAACAACAATAGATGATGTACCTTTAACAGACGCACCAGCACATTATCAGTATTTATCTACAGAATGTGCAAATAAGTTAATTATAGGACACAGAGTAACATCTCCATTACTTTTAGGTATAAGAACAGAAAATAATGGACTAGGATCAAATGCTGATGAAATAAAGACAGCTTCTTTGTTATTTGACAACGTTACAATAAAGCCTTATCAGGAGCTTTTAATTGGCTGTATAGATGCAATACTATCTGTAAACGAGATAAGCCTTAATTTGTACTTTAAAACGCTTCAGCCGCTTGCTTTCATAGAAACAGACAATGCTGTAACAGACGAAGCAAGAGAAGAAGAGACAGGAGTTAAATTATCATCAGATATTGATGATGAAACATTAAACAATATAGCTGATAAATTAATTCAGACTGGTCAAGACGAACAGGATCTTTTAGATGATGGTTGGGAGCTTGTAGACGAGAGAGCTGTAGACCATGAGCAAGAAGAAGGATTAGATAAAATGATAGGACTAGCAAAAACAGGTACTGCAAGACCAAATGCTAAATCAGAACAAGATGGAGAAAACGAAGAGGGTTTAAGGTTTAGAGTAAGGTATCAATATGCACCTTTAAAAGTAAGCGATAATTCTAGAGATTTTTGTCAAAAAATGGTATCAGCAAAAAAGATTTATAGAAAAGAAGATATAGATAAAATGTCATCTGAAGAAGTAAATGCTGGTTTCGGACCTAAAGGTTCAGTTAAAACTTATGATATATGGTTATATAAAGGTGGTGCTAATTGTCATCACTTCTGGATGCGTAAAACATACATGAGTAAAAAAGAAGGTGTGAATCCAGATCCTAAAAATCCTAGATCTGAAGTTACAGTAAACAAAGCAAGAAAAGAAGGCTTTAAACCAGAAAAAAACAAGAAAGAAGTGGCAACTAGACCAATAGATATGCCAAATAACGGATATAAAAACCCTAGATAAAAATGGCACAAGCATTATTAATTAGTAGAAAAGATATAGTAAAGTTTACAGCAATGAATGGTAATGTTGATACTGATAAGTTTATTCAGTTTATCAAGATAGCACAAGACATTCATGTTCAAAACTATTTAGGTACAGATTTATTAAATAAGATAGAGGCTGACATAATAGCAAGCAGTTTAACTGGAAGTTATTTAAATTTAGTTACAGATTATGTAAAGCCAATGCTTATTCACTGGGCTATGGTAGAGTATTTGCCTTTTGCTGCATACACACTTGCTAATAAAGGAGTCTTTAAACACTCTAGCGAAAATGCAACAAACGTAGACAAAACGGAAATTGACTTTCTTATTGAAAAGGAAAGAAATTTAGCCCAGTATTATACGGACAGATTTATTAGCTACATGAGCTTTAATAATGACAGTTTTCCAGAATACAACAGTAACTCTAACGAGGATGTATATCCTGATAAAGATGCTAGTTTTGAGGGATGGGTATTATAAAGAAAAAATACAAACCAAAAGCCTATAACGTGCAAAGATTAAAAAAATACATTATAGACTTGACAAAGAATAACAAAAAATTAAAAAACTTATTGTAATAGTATGTTTGGAACAATATATGACGTATCGTGGTGGGGAAATGTAAATGAAGAAAATGGATGGGGTATAATATACCCTTTTGACGCTGACGGTTCGTATTTCAGAGCAGACACAACGCTAGTATTAGCAAGCAGCACATTATTTACAGCAGATAAAACAATTTATTAATTATGGCAAAACAAACGATAAATATAGGAACAACAGCAAATGACGGAACAGGAGATCCAATAAGATCCGCATTTGATAAAACTAATGATAACTTTACAGAGTTATATGACGGTGCTGGTGTAGCAGATGATTCAATAACATACT